TACTTTTAATTATTTTGTGCTACTTATGAAATCCAAGCTTATTACTTTAGCTTTTGGATTAGTCATCATTTCTATTAAGTTTGTTAACTTTCCGTATATTTCCTGCACAGTTATTCCATAATGTTCAGATGTAGCTTGCACCACAAATTCTAAATCATAATAATTAGTTAAAGGTAACTCTTTAAATTTTGGATTATCTTTGACTCCTTCAATTTTCCCAAGCATCATGGCATACGATAATGACCTAGCAGCTAACAATTCACTCGTTGCTTCATGAACTCCATTGGTGATCTGAAACTTATTCCATAACCTAACAATATCTGGACCTATTCCAATTTTATTGTTTTCCTTCCTGTATATCCTCCAACAACAAAAGGTACTACTATTTAAAGAAGTCTTCCATTTGGATATCATGTTGTACCTACTAGCCATCATCTCTCTAGGGTCTTTTATTTTCCCATCTACTTTTATTCCGCTTGACATATCATCTCCTATCCCTATTAAATAACTCAGAGTTTTTGTTCTCATGTATCCATCCATTATTCTCCACATACATAACATATTGGTTATGAAATTACCTAATGAAGTTGTAGCTTCTCCAGTACACCTCTGAAAATTACACATTCCCCTTACGTATTTGCCTCTAAATCTCCAATGTTTATGAATACTCTTCCACACGCTTAAAACATTTAGGTCAATTCCCAATAATTCATAGATTCTAAACTCAAATTCTATCGCCATTTCATTTGTTTGCCTATCCAATTTTGTCATATCACTTTCCATGAACTGTTTAACGTAGTCTGCATTAGACAAGAAGTTGTCCATTTCATTTGGTGTCATTCCATCTGCATATAATATTATTTCTTTCAATAAACTTTTTAACCGTTCTTTTGCTCTTATGAAAATAGGCGAAAATATACCTGCTATTGCCTTACTCTGCCATACTATTATTCTTGCATTTTGATCTTTAAAATCATAAATTGGTTCTTCCTTTAATAAACTTTCCAATTTTACATGTATCTTATAATCGTTTAATTGATTTGTAACCCAGCCTTCTTCTAATATTTTCTCTATTTCCCCTACTAATTTGTTCTTATCTTGTCTTCGACTTAACCAAGTTTTAATATCGGCCTCATCATAAGTCAATAAATTAGCTTGATACATCCTGATTTCCTCTAAACAATTAGGCTTAAAATAAGTTCTTATGAAACCATAAACCTCTTCCTCTAAATTCATTTTTCGAGTTTGCAGGTATTTAACACTTCCTAATCTTTTTGCTACACTTTTCTGTTCTGTTCCAAAAATTTTGGTAAATATAGGCCTTGTTAGTTGTGGATAATCATACAATAATGTTTTATTATATGTTTTTTTAACATATGGTATTTCTGTACTCCTCAATCGTATATTATTTTCTGGCCTAAACACACTTATATGATCCGTATAATCTAACCTTTCCCAAAAGTCTTTTATTCTGTGATCCACATCTTCTGCTACAAATTCCTCATATAATTGCATTTTAGTAGGGTCCATATGAGTAGCTGTAAAAAAAATCTCATGGGTATGTACTTCACTTCCCTCAATAACGGTCATATTGTTCCAAGGTTCTATTTTCCAATCTGATAATGCTTTAACTTCCAACTTCGTTTGTTTGATATGGTCAGTCATCACTGGTGGCAATACTTCCCTTTGAAACCAATCATCATGTTTCACAACCTTTAATTCCGGTTCCGGCTCCAAATCTGTTTTATACATCACCTCGCCAGCCCCTCCTTTTAATGTTATACTCCAAACTTGCAAATCTATTGTTTTGATTTTGAAATTTTCCATTTGCACTTGGCCCTCAAAATCCCAATCTAAGTCTTTCGAGAATTCTAGTCTTTCTAATTCTTGATCTTCGTCTAAGTCTATAGACCACTTATCATAGATATTTTTTAAATCTTGTACTTTAATTTTGTTTGGTAAGTTAGCCCAACTTATAAATTTATAATTGTTTCCTATAGGAACACTATTTATGTTTAACTTGTTGATAATAGGTTGCACTCTTTCCCATCTTTTTAAACTTAAACTTTCCCAAACACTTCCCAATCCTATTTGTTTAAGAACTTCCTTTATGTAATCTGGCATTATAGTTAATTTACTTTTCCCCACAAAATCTCCATTCTCCATACCTAATTGTAAAGCTTTCTCAGTAACTAATTCTTTGCATTCAAGTTCAGTTAATTCCCTATTTAGGTTTCTCACTATGCTATATCCACTTTGCTTAAATCTCTCAGTGTCACTATACAAATGGTGTTGTCTGGTATCAAAATCTGTAATGACTAACATTTCAGTTGTGTCACCTGATGTCAATATAGGTAATTTGATATTAGTAACTCTTTCATAAGTTAATTTCGTTTGGTGATTCAATGCAGCCAATTCATACCTTTTAGGTCTTGTTACAGTTTTGCCATATTTCGATATTATGTTGAACCCCAACTTCACAAACGCTAAACTAAATTTCGGATGTTCCTCGGTTATTGCTATAAAGCTATTATTGATACACACTACTAAACCTAAATAGTACTTCTCACCTATTAACAATATTACATCTCCTTGCCTTACATCCTCTGAATTTAACTTCACCCAATTCGATCCTGAATCCGCAATGCCTTCTATTAACTTCGGCGTTCGCATTAACCTGTACCTTAAATTTTCTAATTTAACCACCGTTAAAATTTCCTCTATCTTCTTCTCAGTTACTATTTTCTCAAATGGTTGACTTTCTTTTAATAGTTTACTCCATTCTTCACATGCTTCTTTAAATGTCAATTTTATGGTAATAGGTTCTTTAGTTAAAGTGTATTTTATAATTGATTCACTTATAATTTCTTGACTTTCTTTATACATAGTGTCTTTGACCCATTGGATCTTTATCACATTTAATAATATGGGTCTTCTTAGCACGCAATGGGATATGCCAGCCACCCTGGTTTTAATGATTTCAAAAACCAATGGCTGCATACCCGCTACACTGTATCCCAATATATTGTTACGTTTAATAATTAAACCAGGCGTTCCTGTTAATTTTAAGATAGTTAAAAATTTATTCATTGTAACGAATTTAATAGATCCTAGAACCTGCTCAATTTCATTTAACGTTAAGGTTAATTGCAAACTGTACAAACTTGCTCCTTTCTTTATACAATTCCATACACAATATCCCATTTCTTTCGGGTCATAATATTTTAACGGTATATTTATAGTTTTAACGCTACTCTTATAAAATCCTGTTTTATCCAAGGTTAATGTAGTTCCTATGGTCTGGTTTGATTTATTCTTCATAAAATCTAAAGCATAAACCGCTTTCGCATTAATTGATGGTTCAAACGGGGAGTCCTCTTCTGACTCCAAAGATTTGTAACTACCACTATCAATGTCTTCCTTTTCTGATTCACCATCATCTTCGCTCTCCAATTTGGTGTCTATTGTCTCTTCCAATTTAATTCTCCGCTCTGCTTCCTGTGAGCTAATCAAACCCATAATATATAATCTCACTCTGTCTTCTAGTAAACTCCTAATCATATTCTCTAACTCGTCCACATAGAAAGTTTGCACTGTTCCCTTCCAATCTTCTCTCTTAATTAATCTTCTCATGGCATTTATCCAAAAGCTTTGATCAGCGTATATACATGTAAGCCATACCACTGCTGGGAAATTAATTATATAATGAACCATACCAGCTGATGCATAAGTAATTACTAGTTTTGGTTCTTTAGGTAACCATCTATAATTGCAATTTCCCATCCAGAATAAAATCGTATGATTAGGCATCTTAATTCCTTCTTCTTCGTATTTTAATCCCTTCATCTCCAGGAATGTCACTATATCTACAATGTCGTCTGGTTTTGTTATCAAAATAACATTAACTTTCAAATTTAATAATAGTAATTCTGCTACTTCAAATGCTTTTTCTATTGAAATGTTTACTAAACTGCCAAAATTAATGACTATATCAGCATTGAAACTTGTAGCTTCGGCAACTACTTTTCTATCCACATGCAATATTCCCTTCTTGAACATAGGTTTGAAGACTTCATTGCAGTAATTTATTTCTATCATCTTAGATGTGCTACCAAGCCAACTATGCAAATAACGGTTATTTAATAAATTAAATATGACATCTTTAATTATTGATGTTCCTACATGAATGTGACCATATTTTTCCCACGGTTTATCTTGCAGCCAAGCATTGCTCAAATGCAACTTAACGACATCCACGTTTTTATTGTAACATGCCAAAGATGTCAATCCTGCTGTTGAAGTTGTAATTACTAAATTTATTCCTTCTTTAACCAATACTTCTTTTAACCAGTTGTAATGATCCAATACCGCATCTTCAACAATTTTCCGTTGTTTAACTTTTAATCCCTTTAAAATAGCCGCACCTTCATGCATTGGCGGTTCTATCACCTTGCTCATTATACCTGTTATCTGTGGAAATGAAGTAAACCAAACATCAACTTCTATATTTAATTCCTGAATCACCTCACTTACCGGGTAAGCATCTCCCTTGGTTCCAAAAGTAACAACCCCAACTCTTTTTCCTTGCACCAAATACTTTACCGTTTCAATTGTTTGCGATTCGTCTTTAAATTTTTCCTCAACATCAAAGTTTTCAACTTGTTCATCCACTTGTACTAATTTACCCAAATCTACTACTTGAGCTGTTTTCTTTTTAGGTTGCCTTTTGAGCCATCTGACCTTAATTTGCTCCCACAACCACAACAATGCGTTCCAAATCCAAGTCTTGAATTCAAACCATTTTTCAGCATATATTAATTTAAGTTCCTTTTGGTCTTCTAATAAAGCTCCTATTACTTCTCTTTCATCCATCATGTCGCCAGTTTTTTGTTTCAGAGATACCAATTTATCCAAAACTTCACTAATTTTCCTCTTAATCCAAGCATAATATAACTTGGACTTTATAATTAATTTAACTATGTAAAGTTTCCATCCCTCGCTGTGGACTTCGTTTTGGAAATAACTTTCAAAAATTTCTAACATTCTCTCACTTGTTCTCCCAAAAATTAATTTTATAAAAGTATTGTTAATTAATTCATTGCTCGGTACCTCCCAGCTAGATATCTCCTTCGGTTCTAAAAATTCCAGCCCTGATGGCAATTTGCGTTCCACATAACAAACGTCCTCAATCAAATTAAGTATTTCTTCATCGAATTCATTTAGTTCAGTCCTATCTGTATGTGCCAAATCTATTATATTGAAATCCCAATCTACGTTTTCTAAAAACTTTCCCATTAAATTTTCACCAGAAAATATTTCTTCAATTTTTACTATCCAAGTCTTAATTTGAGTAATTAACTTGTCTTTAAGTGAATCTAATAAATTTAATAACTCAGTCAATTTGTTCTTAAAACTTTCGTACCAATTAACCTTGGACGAATCGGCCCCTTCATCTATTCTGTTAATTAACTTCTCCTCAACTACCCGAATACCACTTCGAATATTTAATAATAAATTGCCACTCTCCACCACAAATATATTCCTAAGATCGTTGTTCGCCCGTTCTAAACGCTTCGTCATTTCTAATAAATTGCTAACCACTTCCTCTTCTTCAGAACCTGCTCCAATTTCCTCATCGTAATCTTCAAAGTAGTTTAATACTTCATTTACCACATATTTTAATCTCTGTAACGGATACAAGCCTGTAATTGTTTTAGTTGTGTTAAGATCATAATTTTTAACTATTCTTCTGTCTTCTATTACTTCTAATTCTATATTCGCGAACTCTTCAACCCAATCAAGTAAATAATCAGATTGCACTTGATCTCTTAAATACATTCTTAAATTCTCTAATAAAGCTTCCGGTCTAATATCCAATTTCAAATTTTCTACCAGTATTTTTGATAATCCAAGAATACCATCTTTCCAAACTGTAGCAAGATTTTCACCTAAGTAAGGTGCAAATCTATTCATTGAATCTTCATCATATTTTGTAACAAATTTAATAGAATTTAATAATTGATTATTTTTAATCCATAAAGCAACTGCCAATTCTTTTATATCTTCTATGTTTACGCTGTACGTGTATGTTATTACATCAGTATTGTAAGATCTAGTGTTGAGAATTATTCTACCATAATTTAATAAGTCTTGTAAAGTAGTATCAACCCTAGTGGCTCTAAGTGACATTAATCTGAATATTTTCTTGCTAAACTGCTTTTTCTCAAATGTTATTAATTTCGGATTTTTCAGTAAACCTATTAAGTTCGTGTTAAATTTTGGTATGTTCAATGTTACCAAATCTTTATTCCCAGTTGTGTAAATGGGACTGTAATAATCGTGACCACAGTCATCTTCATCTATTTCCAGTACCACAAAGGCATGGTCTACTATTATTTTCTTAATATCAATCTTCATAGTTTTCCCTTCAGGTGTCCTAACCATTCTGTGATTTCTGATTACATCTAGGGTTACATTACTGAACTCGTAAAGCACATCAGATCCCTCATAACTATAACATGATATATGTTTTGTTTTAGCTTTTTCATTGTAGAAATTGGTGCTACTATGTAATGGTACTACTCCAATCACGGTTTTGCCCATTGACACTAATTTGAAAATTTCATTTAAATTCAAATGAGCTAAACTTAAACCAAAAACTAATATTTCATGATTCATTAATCTAGGCTCATTAGGTTCTCGAGCATATAAATTACAGCTGTGTCCATGTACAACGGGTCGCAATGCCTCCAATTTTCTGTTTCTATTGTTAACATCTACATTAGTTTCTTCCAATAAAGCTGAATACCATATGTTTGACATACCTATAAAATTAATCTCGTGCTTTCTATAATTCATTTCTATAAACTTTAAATCCCATGGTATTGCACTTGCTTCCCATAAATCATGTAGGATTAAAACATCTGGCCTCACGCCACAATAACATAAATTCAATCCAAATTTGTGCGTTATGTCTAACATCATTATATTTTCCAAACAGTGATCTATTCCCTCATCAACCTTTATTCCAGTGGTTTCTATGACTGGTGTTTGGCTGCACTCTTGTATAATTAATTCTCTGTATTCTTTACATTGCTTTGGACTACAAAATATTTTGTTTCTTATTTTTGAATTCATTGCCTCAAACATCCTGGCTTCAACTGTTCTAATATACTCACCTACAGCTGTACCCATTAAGATATGTTGATCAGGTGAAATAAACAAAGGTGTTGACCCAAACCTTCCCCCAATTATTTCACTTCCCGGAATGTACTTGACCAGTTTCCAAGGTAATTTTTCTGACTCCTCTTCCATCAGAGATCTAAACAAATCTCTTTTTGTAACTTCCTTAGCATTGCGCAATGTTGGAGCATCATATTTCCTTTTATAATACATTACCTTTCCTTCCCTGGTCATCCTTGCAACTATTCCATTCTCTGACCTCAAAGGAAAACCAACTAAATCTAAAGAATAATAATTTTCTGGGAAACCTAAAACATTAGCTCCCTTCGCCCATACCTGCTTAGTTAGCTCCAATTCATAAATTGCCACTTCTGGACTCCTTTTTAAAACACTCAAGCATGTGCAATTTAAAATTCTTAAAGGATCCTTTTTCATTGTATCATACACTCCTCTTTTTAACCGTTCCATTACCATTCCCATTTCGAAATTTAAACAGGATAAGTTTATTCCCGTATTAAAGTTGTGGTTTATTTCTATTCCAACAGGATGCGGTAATTGAAAATGTTCTATAACCGAGGTTAAACCCAATCCATATAAGAAATATAACTGAGCTTCTATTTTGCTGGTCGGTTTAATATATATGTATCTACCAAACGGGGTTCTGTATTGTTCACTAATCACTATTAAAGGGTCAGTATGAAACCTCTCTCCACTTTTAACTAGAGCGACCGCGCAACAAAAACTACAACCTCCAAAGACTCTTATGTCATAAGGCTGGCCATCTACTATAAAACTTAAAGGGTCTTCAACACTTTGGCAAGCTATAGCTACGTGACTTAATAACCTAATTCTTCTGGAACTTAACATTCCTAATTGAAAATAATCCACGGATTGGTGGTTTGATGTCATCATGTCCATTAACTGTATCGTTACACCTTCCTCTCCAATCATTCTTGCATCATGAAACATACTTAAATCATCTTCTTCATCTTCCTCTTCTTCTTCCACTTCCCGTTGCTTTATGTATTGTCTTATCTCCTTCATGTTATCATCAAT